CTGTTCATGATTCAGTATTATTTATGTTTCACAAAAGTAAACTTCCACAATTACTTCAAATACTTCTCATCATTAAAGATCATATGACTCATACATTTACTTATAAAGGTAGATCTTTTACCATTGGATTAGATGCCAAGATTGGCACTCAATGGGCAGGCAATACAGCAGAAATTGCAAAGTTTACCAAAAATAATATTGATATGGCTATTAAAAAGATTGGAGTTTTATAATGCTTAAATTTTTTAAATTTATCTCAGCACTTTTTCATATAAGACAAAAAGATGTTTGTGAATTATCACAAGATATGGGACTATACGATTTTCATGATTATAGAGATAGTACTTTAGGAGAACCTATACATTGGTATTTACTTGAATGTAAACATTGTGGTAAAAAATTCTATATATAATCTGAAAAAGATTTTAAAAATGTTAATAAAATTATAAGAGCACTTAATTCAAAATAACAATTGGAACTAATTAAAATTATCATAAAGGAACTTTAAAATGATTTTTGGAAAATCTTATAGAGAAAAATATATTGCTGAACAGAAAAAATTAGAAAAACTAAAAAATAAAATATGGTTTGCTTGGTATCCTGTAAAAGAAAATTATGGTCGATTTGTCTGGCTTCAAAAAATAAAAGTTGATTATGGTATTTATAATCATTCAGGATATTTAATAAATCCAAAGGAAAAACCAATTTATCATCTACTAAGTCACGATCAGAACTAATTAACAGTTATTTCACATATTAAGGATTATCACTCTATGGCTCGACAACTTTCTGATTGGCTCGAATATTACATGAAATATACTCAAAGAACTGAACCGCCTGAATTATATCATTTATGGTCAGGCTTAGCAGCAATAGCTTCTGCACTTCGCCGCAAGTGTTATTGTAATTGGGGAGCATTGCGGGGACTAATTTATCCAAATATGTTTATTGCTTTGGTTGGTCCACCTGGAGGTCGTAAAGGAACTGCTATGAGAATAGCAAAAGGTTTTGTACAAAAACTTGATATCCCTATGGGTGCAGATTCACTTGGCTCAACTCAGGCACTATATAAAGAATTAATGGATAGTGAAGATTCTTATGTGACTGAAAATGGCATCACTAAAAAACATAAGAGTGTTTCCATATGGGCTGAAGAATTTCAAGTATTTTTATCTGACAGAGATCAAATGCTTATTCCATCATTAACTGATTTATTTGACTGTGCAGACATATGGAAATATAAAACTATTAGTCGGAAAACTGAAGATATTTCTAATTGCTGGATTCATATATTAGGAGCAATAACTCCAGACCTTCTTCAGGAATGCCTGACTCGTACAGCAGTAGGTGGTGGTCTTATATCTAGAATTATTTTTGTAGTTGGACAGGGACCGAAACAAAGAAGAGCATTACAATTTTTAACTAAAGAAGAGCAAGAAATTCAACAAAAATTAGAAAATGATATACAAGAAATTGCTAACTTATCTGGAACATTTCAACTAAGTAAAGAATTTTTAAAAGCTTATGTTCGCTGGTATGAGCATGAGTATGATGATTCAGGCGTACCTTCAGATAAGTTTCTTGGATATAATCACAGGCGTCCATTACATTTGAATAAAGTATGTATGTTATTATCGGCATCAGAATCAAATGAGTTAATTTTAACTGAAGAACATTTTGAAAAAGCTTTAGCTGTAATGCAAATAACAGAACAAGAAATGCCAAATGCATTTTATGGCCTTGGGTTATCAAGCCAGGCAAATGTATATGCAAAAATCTTAAGTTTCATTGAGGCAAGAGATGCTTTTGATTGGAGTGAATTAGTACGTAGTTTTCATCTTGATGTAGAAAATATTACGCAGTTACGAGGATATGTTGAGATGGCAGAACAGTCCGGATTAATTACAGCTGAAGAATCTGCAACTACTTGTAAATATACAACTATTAAAAAACCAAAGGCTCAACGAGATCCAAGTTACATTGAGAAAACTATTTTTAGATTAATGGATAGAAATATTATTAAGGAGATAAAATAATGTTAGCAGAAACTTATGAACTACTTAAATATTTGGAAGAACAAATATCTTTTAAGCATACAACAACAATTCTTCTACATAATAACTCATTAACATTACAAATATTTTTTAGAAAAGATGATACTCCATATTATTATCAACAAGCATTAACTAAAAAAGATATAGATGATGTTGTTAATAATGAAAGATTTTTTCTAGATTTATTTACAGCTAGTTTAGAAGAATTTTATTTACTAGCTAATACATCAAATTTTGAAGAAAGTGAATTAATTAATCAAACAATTATAAAGGAGGAAAATATAGAAGATTCAGTCAAAAAGCAAATGAAAGATTCAGACATGATTTTTACTCAAATATCCACATCAGCAATTGATAATTTTGCAGAAGCTAAACAACTTATAGTTAAGTTATATGTTCCTGATATGACAATATCACGAGCAGGCATAAGTCATGTATTAAAAAGACTTGAAGAATATTATAGTGAAAATTAACTGGTTTAAGCAATAGTGCAATAAACATTAAAATAATTATAAGGAGAATTAAAATGGATGGAACAGACGAATGTAAAGATGCAATAGAAGAAGATGTACAATCTGCAGGAATGAAAGAAGTTCATGAAAATAATTATGGAACTTCTGTCGGAGAAACTTTATCAGAAATTAAAGCTGACGTAGATCAAGCGTATGAAAAAATTAAAGAATTATCAGATTTACCAAAAATCTTATTCTTTGATACTGAGACATCTGGATTCATTAAAAAGGACTTGCCTGCCGATCATCCAGATCAGGCATGGACAGTTCAGATCGGTGCCTTATTAACTGATACTGAGGGCAAACAGATTGATAGCATGAATGTAATTATCAAAGCTAATGGCAGAGAGATGAATCCATTTGCAGAAGAAGTCCATGGCATATCTGTTGAAAGAGCTGATGAAGAAGGTATTGAAGAGCTTGAAGCTGCTGAACAGTTCGGCCTGTTATTACGTCAAGCAAGTATGGTTGTTGGACATAACTTTGATTTCGACTGGAAGTATGCTCAGCATCTTTTAGAAAGAAATATAGATAAGCTATCTGATGAAGCTAGATCTGCTTTCTATCTAGATTTGCCAAACTATTGTACTATGAAAGATAAAGCAATAGTAAAATTCTGTGGATTGAAAAACAAAGCTAACAAGCCGAAATGGCCAAAGAATACAGAACTTCATTCTATTTTATTTGGAGAAGATTTTGATGCTCATGATGCTTTCAATGATATTATTGCTACCGCAAGAAATTATTTTGAACTTATTAAAAGAGGCATCATTGAGGATAAGTTGGCAACCGAATAATCGCTGTTCATTTATGAACACCAAGTAGATCTATAATAACTTATTAGGGAGAGATAATTATGGGTGATAGACCAGATTTGGCAGCACCAAGAAAGTTAGGTGAAAAAGAAGAAGTAGTTTTTGGTAATACTGATATCAATCATCCAAAAGTTGATATTACTTTATCAAAAAAAGAATCAAATCCTTTAGCAGAACAAATTGGAGGAGGTCATTATAAAGGTTTTACTATCCAGCCAGTTGAGTTCATTACAAAGAATAATCTCAGCTTTCTCCAGGGATGTATTATCAAAAGAATTTGCCGTTATAATCTTAAAGGAACTCCTTTAGAGGATCTTCAAAAGATTAAACATGAAGTTGATCTTTTAATTGAACTAGATGGATTGGAGAGAAACTTATGATATTAATAAAACCAAGTTTTGAAATTTTGAAAATAATGTGTAACTATATAGATCTTGATCAAATGATAAAAGAAGATCCATTACAATTAATAGAGTATGCAGGCAGGACTTGCTACAAATCAGAAGATAAAATAACTCCAGACTCTGCTAAAGATTTTGTAAAAAGAATTCTCAAGAGTGGCCATGAATCAGTAATTGAACACTCTGCAATGACAGTCAAAGTCATCTGTGATCGCGGTGTAACTCATGAAATTGTTCGTCATAGGATAGGATCTTATTCTCAGGAAAGTACAAGATATGTGAATTATAAAGGAGGATGTACCTTTGTGATTCCACCTTGGATAAAAACAATTATTTCTGGACAATTCAAAATTAAGTCTACTATGAAACTAACAAATTGTAATGATGCTACAGAACAATGGTTTAATGCTATGTTATATGCAGAAGCTGCTTATACAAGATTATTAGATGAAGGTTGGACTCCACAACAAGCCCGTTCAGTCCTTCCCAATTCAACCAAGACTGAAATAGTCATAACATATAACTTTCGTGAGTGGAGGCATTTCTTCAAATTAAGAACATCAAATGCTGCACATCCACAGATGCAAGAAATTGCCAGACCATTACTTGATAAGTGTAAAGAATTAATTCCAGTCATCTTTGATGACATTACATATTAATCCTATGGCTATTCTTTTTGATTCGTTAGTCTTATTTATTGTTATCAATAGCAAATAGAAGCATATACGATCTATAAGGTTTAGCCTTGTAAAGGAGACAGGCATGGCAAGACAAGCTAATGGATATTGCGTAAGATGTAAAAAAGATTTTACAACTGTAATTCCTTCTGATGCTTCAATACCAGACCTTTGCAGTGATTGTCAACAAAAGGCACAAGATGAAGAAAGAAAAATTTATTTTCTTCAATTGGATAAAATGCCCATAGAAAATCGGTTAAGAAGAATCGAGGAATGGCTTTATGATTATCAACCTTCTATCGATATAAAGCAAAAGTTTTAATCTTAAGGAGACTCAAATGAAGAAGAAAAAAATATTTCAAATTTTAATAATCATTATCTTTTTTGTTATTTTTTCAGCGAATACATATTCTGAGGAGGCTACTACAGAAGTAATCACAAGCAAGCAGTTACTCGAAGCTCAGATTATGGCTAGCCAGGAAAAGCTTCAAAGACTGCAAATAGAATTTGAATTGACAAAACAGAATTTAAATATCTTGCAAAGCAGATATAAGCAGGAGCTGAAAAAAGAAGAAGATAAAAAGAATGCAGAGAATGAAAAGAAAGATAAAAAGAAAAAGAAGAAATAATATAATGGCTGGAAGATATCATTTCCTCCAGCCAATAAAATTTAATTAAAATACTTATTTTTCAGGTTTTTCTTTCTCGTCAATCTTTGATTGTGTATCATGGGAAGATGGCCTGATGAACTCAAGAGCATTATTAAAAACCATATAAATTTTCATCAATACTTTAATTTTAAATTGGTTTGAAATACTTTTAAGCATTATCAAGAAGATTCCCATAGCCAGCCAGTTTCCATCTATAAATTCTTTTACTGGAATATCTAATGAAATCATAACAAGCTCCTATTTAAAAAACTCTTCTGGGTCCTTGTCAATAAAAAGTGCCCTGACATCTTCCACTGTAATTTCTTTTTCCTGCATGGCATTAGCAATGGAAATAATCGCTGTTGGGCCGTACTTTAAAACACTGATGATAATTTCTAATATTAATGCTTCAGTCATTTTGAATCTCCTTTGTCCACATAAGGTTCAACAAGCTGAAGAAGTTCAGTTAATAGCACAGTGGTTCTTGTCAAATTAACAAGATAATCCTTTTCCTTTGCAATCTCTTCAGATTGTTTGTAAAGAAGAAAAGCTTCTACGGTAAGATTATGTGCTTTTCTATACTCCCTCGCCTTTGCCACGATTTCATCCTTCACGGCCTCTGGAACTTTACCTTGCTTGTAAAGGTCTCCAATAATTGACAACGTTGTTTCATATGTTGTCTGACTAATTGCCAATGTTGAATAAGTAGTCTGCTCCATTTTACTGGCACAACCAGACAATAAAATCATTAACATAATAAAACTGGCCAAGTTAAAATATTTAATTCTCCTCATAACTATCTCCTATAATTAAAGATTAACTCCAAAAGAAAACATGTCTCTTTATCCAGGCAATAATTCTCTCATACCATTTTAAATGTGCTGGCGGTGCTGGAGCAACTCTTGTATCAAAATGCTTTGTAACTTCATTTGAGTAATCAGATTCAAGACCTGATGTATCAAAAGCTGTAACTACCCAATAAAAATCAGATTCAGCATCATCAGGCACATTTAATTCACTTTGATAATTAGTTACAAGACCTAAAACTGCTGCTGGAGTTTCATAATTACCTGACTCTGTACTTATGTAAACTTTATATCCAGCAAGATCAGGTTCAGAATTAGCATCCCATGTCAGAGTATATCCTTTTACTTCTGCATAACTGCTGCAACACATGGAAAATAATAAACCTATTGTAAACAATAAAACTTTAAAAATACTTTTCTTCATAATTTTCTCCTTTAATTAATATGGCCAAAGAACTTCTTGAGGATTCTCAAACCTGCTACCTAAATGAATGAATGTCTTTGCAACACCAATACGTCTAAACCCTACCTTGAAAGCCGCCTGTAATATTTTAAAACGTAACGAAGAATTTCTACAACTAATATCAATACCTTCTCCAGTTAAATGATCAGATGTCTCTTTACCTCCTTCCTTCTTATTATGCTCCTCACATCTACAGGCAGAGTTAACTATTAATGGCTGGCCTACAGTATAGCGTAGAAAATTTATTCGCTCTAAAAAATCTTCTTCAATATTATAAAGGCCACAGCAAGGACATTTTAATTCATCTTCTGTAAAATAACTTTTCATGATTATCGATCCTGTAATCTTTTAATGTTTGCAGATGCATTATTACACAAGTCAGGTATCTTACTCTTATTTTCTTGATAAGCAATAAGAATAGCTTTTAAGACTGCCTGAAACATATCAAATAAACTATCTATATCATAATCTTTCTTTACAGTATTTTCCATTATACACCTCATTTAAAAAGGCCAGATAGATAACCTCCTATTACACCAGTCATTCCAGCAAAACCTTTATCTGTTAATCTTCGCTTGTCAACCTTCTTATCAATTGAATTAATCTTTTCTGTACAAGCACAAA